ATGAAAGCAGGACAAAGACTGGCATGAAATACACGTTTAACAAAAGCAGCCCGTCAATCTTCTCTTTAAGCCCCAGGTTGTTGCTTCTTAAAACTTTAAACCAATGCTTAAAAGCACACTGCATATGACTGTTTGGCTTGTGTGTTTGACCATCGGAATGGGCCGCTTTTCACTTTAACCTATCTCTCCCTGCTGCTCTCGAAGTACCTTCAGTCTTTAAGTTTAAATGCGGAGTACATCATGAAAACAGAAGTGCCTGGTGAAGAGGGGTTCCTATGGGTGGTAGTTATCAGCAGGGTTGGGATGATTGTTTAGATGCAGTTCTGAGTATTCTGCAGAAGGCGAAGGATGTGAAAGAAGCCATGAAGAAAATTGAAAGTATTCAGGTTCTTGTTAAGGCGAAGAAGTTTGAGCAGATCAGGAATGAGCTTGGCGTTTTTGACGAGCTCTTTTAGCCTCGAGTATGTCGCTGATCTCTTTTAGTTTCTGGGCGATGGCTTCGCCGTCCCCGGTCAGTTGAATGTATCGCGTGTAGGGCCTGATTCTTTCTTCGTCGATCAGCTCTAGTTTTGCTAGGGTGTTTAGGGCTCGGTAGACTGTTCCGCTGCTGGCGTCGATGTCTATGTCTGTGACTTTGGTTTTGCCTCTTTCGTGAAGGAATAGTAGAATTTGAAGGACTCCGCTATTTTCTAACTCTTTAATTGAAGTCACGGTTCTCTCTCCTTTCGCATTCTGAAATGTGGAAAGTGTTATAAATAACTTGTGAAGGTATATTCTATTTCGAAATGTGAAAGGTGAAATGTGCCATGAAAGAGGAAATATTTGATGTTGTGAAGCCGATATCGCAGGGCTCTAGCGTCAAGGCCAGCCTCTACGTTCTAGTGCCTCTGGCAATCAGAGAAAAACTGAACATCAACGATCAAACACAGTTTGTTGTGATCTTGGCGGCAAACGGCGACATAATCTACCGTCGAAAGGAGGCTTAGAGGCATGGCTAAGGAGAGCTGTGTAGATATCCAAGTTCGCAACATCCCAAAAAAACTGCTCGAAGAGTTTGACGAAACAGTCGTTAAGCCTTTGTTTCCCGGTGGCCGCGCTGAAGCGATCCGTGACTTAATGCGTAGGGCTATCCAGGAGCAGAGGGCAAAGGGGGCTTAGGGTTTTGCCTAAATGTCCAATTTGCCCGCATAAATGCGAAGGCTACGAGACGCTTTTCACGCATCTAATGCAGTATCACAAGAAAAACGACATTGTTACAGCTTTCCTCAAGAGCATGGAAAGACAGGAGAAAGTAGTTGCTTTTCAAAGTGCTTGTGAGGAAGAGGAAGGATGAAGATGCAGCGTGATTTTAAAGTTGTATCCAAGGGTCTGAAAGGCAAAAACAAGACGCCCTTTGTTACTTTGCAGACTCTCGAAGGCGAAAAGCTGACTTTGCATCTTGAATCTAAAACGCAGCTGGGCCAGTTTGAAGTTGACCAGGAGTTTACGGTTAAAATTGTGGAAGGAGAGCAGCAGAGTCTTGGCTGATGTTGAGAAGCCTAAGGTTACCGAGCTCATCCCTTTCAGCCGTGAAATCTTCTGTGACGATACGATGCGAGAATTTAACCAGGTTATACGTTATGACATCGTTTTTGGCAGGCCTTTAAGGGTACAACTGCTCCTTGATCGGCGCCATAAGTTTAACAAAAGCCTCAGTAAGCCCCTAGGTTATTTTCGCATAAGCAGCATAGATCAGCTTTTGCGTCTTGGCACAAACGCTTTGGCTGCTGCAACTATTCTAGCCTTCTTTCAGCAGAATCGCACGGAGCCAGTCCATGAGGAAGTTTACCAGGCCGTTCACAACTTGATTAAAATGGTTTCGCCAGACGTGGAATTGACGACTGAGACTATTTTGAATCAGCTTAAGGTTCGCAGGATGGCGGAGGGCGTAGATAATGTGTAGGTGTTGGCTTTGTGGTGCAGTTAGTCATAATGAGGCTGAGTTTGAAGTCAGTTATGGTCGTGAGGATCGTTTACTACGAGTATGCCGGTGGTGCCGAGAGGACCTGACGCTTTTCGGCGTAAGGCTGAATCAGGTTGTGCGTTTGCCCTTGGCGGCGAAGCATGTTGTCATGGTTGTTTTTGGGTCTGGCCTCAGCCTATTCATGGAGAGGGAGAATTTGAGAGTTAGAGGCGTCTTACATTACACTCGGTATGAGTTAGACCGGCCTAACTGTGCCTCGGAACTCTCAACTCCAAACTTTAACGGAGGCTTCTAGGTGAGGTTGCGTTTGTCTTCTGATTTTGTTGTTGATAGTGATGTTGAGCCTTGGCGTCGTGAAGGCTTACGTATTGCAATGCTTGGCGGTCCTGGCAGCGGTAAAAGCTGGAATAATAGTTTGTTGGCTGAGCAGTTCTTGCAGCAGGGCGGCACTGTCGTTATCTTTCAGCCTCGAGACGAATACTTCACTTTGAAAGAGAAGTTTGATGTTCTCAGTGTTGGCGGTGTGCACGCGAAGGATATGGAGTTTGCTTTGACTAGTCCAAGTCTGTATGCTAAGGCTGTGGTTGAAGATGGCCTAAGCATGATCTTCTACACGTCAGCAGTTGACGATGAACAGAAGCTAATCGACTGGGTTTCTCGTTTCATCAGTTTAATTCTGAAATACCAGGAGCAACACAAAAGACCGTTGTTGCTTATTCTCGAGGAGGCTCAGGAGTATGCGCCCAGATCAGCCAGTGGCCACGTGGCGCCGCCTTGGATTTACAATCGCATGATCAAAGCCTTCAAAGACTGTTTTACTCAGGGCAGGAAGCTTAACATTATTGCTGTGGCAAGCAGCCAGCGTCCACAAGAATTAAACTTCACTATAAGGCAGCTTGCGAACCTCACATTTTATGGTAAGTTCAGCGATCAAGACATTGGCTACATTGATAAAGAATGCTTAAAGTATGTGCGCCAGCATGGAATCAGCATTGATGCTTCAAAACTTGTGGAGCTCAGCCTAGGCGAATGGCTTGTTATTATGGGTAAGAAAAGCCGCTTTGTCAAGGTAACGGAAAAGCGCATTACGAAGCATGGTGCAGAAACTCCCAAGCTGGAATATGTTGCACCCCGTCCTACAGAAGTCAAGAAAACTATTGATGAGCTGAGCAAGTCGATTTTGGCTGCTTTGGAGAAGGAAGAAGCGGAAAAGTCGGAGCTGGAGAAGATAAATAGGAAGCTTCATGAGACCGAAGAGAAACTGAAGGCAGCAGAAAAGAAAGCGGACATTAAGGTTTCAGTTAGGGAAATGCTTGAGGGCAAGCAAGATGTAGGGGCGGCCGCCCCTATTGACAATGGGGTTGATGTTGAAGAGCTTAAACAAGAGGTTCTAAAGCTTCGCGATCAAGTGGAAACCGGCAAAGAGACCATTGAGAAGCTTCAAAAACAGCTTGGCGCCGTGGATAAGATTCGTGAGAGCTTCAAGGACCTTGGGCTTATACCTACGCCTATGCCTACGAGTATACCTACTGAAAGCCAACAAGTTGGTTTGCAGGCTTCTACAACTATTGTCGACGTGCCTGCTGCTGAGAAGCATGTTACTATTAATACTGAGAGTATGCGTGGGAAGATTCTAGCAGTTGCTAAGAAGGGCAAGTTAAATGCCTGGCGTAAGCTGGGTGAGATTGTAAGCGCAATTCAAGAGGAAAAATGGTCGGCGGATTCCGCAGAAGTCAACAATGCCCTAAATGATCTTGAGAAAGATGGGTTAATCGCTAAGAAGCATGCGGACCGCAACTACTTCTGCCTAGCACAAGGCGTGAGGTTTGCGAAGGAGGTGAATACATGACATTAGCGAAAGGCGATCAGTTGCTAATCAGAAGAAGTGGTAAGATACTCGTCGATGAAGCGAGCAAAGACATCGTGCAAGTGTCAGGCGAGGCGCATCATATCTTTGAGGTCCTTGACTTTTCATATCTTCCGACTAGCGCACCTGATGGTAGGCCGCTTCAGATGATTCTTGTCAAGGTCGTGAAATAAGATGTGTTGGAAGCAAGAGTGGGCTATGGCCATAAACAACTTGAATCGTGCCGCAGTTCATGTTATGTTGGCAAAAGCGAAGCTTCAGAAGCGGTTAAAGAGGAATGAGGCTAATCTTCAGCGTTTGGGGAGCAACAAGAAATACAATTATGCTTCAATGCTTGCGCCGGTGCAGGCACTCATCGAGAAGAATCGTGCGGGCATCCAAGAGTGCGAACAAGTAATCGCTGATCTCAAGGCGAGGCAGGACCAGCTTTTTCGCATGATTCACACTTATGGCATAAAACATTCGGAAGCGCCTCAAAGAGTCTACGAGCTTATGGGAAACTATCAATTTCCAAAGGCCATCGTTGTCGGTGCAAATGACGTAGTTTTCGAACGGAAGAAGGAGGCTGAATCTTGACAGACCCTATTACAAGTGAACCGAAGCACATAAAATTCGTAACCGATGGACGTAGTAAGTCAGGCAAGACACAAATTTGGAAGGTTCTAACAAAGGACGGCGATACTCTCCTAGGGCATGTGCATTGGTATGGTCCTTGGCGCTGTTACTCCTTTTTTGTTTCTTCGAGATACGGCGAATTTGACTTAGTCTTCGAGAAGACATGCCTGCGTGACATAGCTAACTTCTGTGAGAATCAGACAAAACTTCAGAGGGAGGCTTGGAATGAGTAATCAAAGGTTTGAGAAATGTTTTTGGTGTGGCGGAGAGCATGACCCTAAGGATTGCCCTGTTGGAAACGAGCAAAAGCTAAGGCGGTGTTTTCAAGCGATTGCAGCGCCATTGATTGACGGCGACTACATTGGACCTTTGCGTGGAGAAGTTAACGTCTGTCTTAACGTGATATATTATTATAAGGCGTTCGAGGAAGCTGCTGAGGAAATTCTGGAGCCTGAAAAGGTTAAGCAAATTCGAGAGCGTGCCTACGAGATCAGGCGGAAGAAGTACGGCACATTATTGTGGTAGGAGCTGCTGTTTTTGCCTAGGTGTAAACATTGTCCCATAATCGATGAGTGCAGTAAAAGCCCGATCATAGTCCTCTCTCCTGACAAGTCAGGCAAGCCTGTTAAGCGGCGTCTTTGCCCGCTTACTATTCTTCTGGCTCGAATGAATCCAGCAGCAAAAGAATAGGTGATTTTTTGGCTAGGCGACCCAAGCCTTTTATCGGTTCTACCAATTCTGGTAAATCTGCTAATGATTATGATAGTTATGGTGAGAGTGTCCGGCAGCGTGTATTCCGCGAGCTCGACAAGAATCCATTGTTAACGCCCTTAGCTCTTCGTTCTATCCTCAAAGTCGATGGTAAAAACTGTTTGCAGCTCTTAGCCAATTACAAGACTCAGTGGCGCCATAACTATAGAAGTGAGCGAGGTTTAAAGTGTTCATTGCATGGGTGGCGTGGTTGGTGTTATCTGCCTAGTGAGGTAGGGGTCGCGACCCTTAGTGATGCGTTACGCACCAGGGCGGTTGAGGTTGGTTGGTTGGCGAGTAGGGCTAGGAATCGTTGGTTGTTGTGGAAGGATCGTTTAGGAAGGCTTCAGTGGTTTGAGACTGGAAGGGTTAACTTGTATGTGCGGAAGCCGGCTAATCTTGGTAAGGCGTATCAGCTGATCTGTAATGCCTTCAGTTTTACTGGTTTAATCACGGACATGAAGGTTCTCGAGGAAGTCTTGAGCGGGTTACGGTTTAAGGGTGCGCATTATGTTTTTCCAGTGGGCCAGCGGTTGCCGAAGCTTACGATTGACTTGTTTCAGAAGAGTAATGGAATCGTGATTAAGGTTGGTGATGATACTCATCCTGATAGTTTGGAAGTGCTTGCGACGTATCCTGATTGGGCTGAGAGAAACGAGAGAATCCTTGAGCAAGTGAATGAGGTTTTGAAGCGGTTATTTGAGCCCTCAGGAAATCTTCAGTCGAAAAGAGGAGACGTGAACTATGTTACTTAGCTATGCTCGTAGTATTGTTTTGGCTGTGAAACATTGTTCAAATGGCATTTTTGGGTATGTACGTCGCTATGGGAAAAGTCCATGCTTTTTGCGTTGTACCTTTTCTAGTGTTGTTAAGGTAGATCATGGGGGCTTAGTTTTCAGACATCTTAACATTCACGATTTGCTATAGTGGATGGTTTGGTATGGAAAACACTATGGAATCTATTGCGACTGGGCGTAAAAAGCGTTCGCAGGAGGCTAAAGTGGGCAGGATAAAGTACACTTTGCAGCAGATTAAGGAGATGCGTCGCGATATTGCCGAGGTTAAGCTTATGCAGCGCACGATTTTTCGTGGTCTTAAAGATTATTTTCATTTTGAGAAGCCGTTTATTGAAAAGATTTCTTGTGTTGATCAGCTTGACATTGACATTCTTCAATTGCTCTATGAAGTTGGTTCTGGGGGGATTCTTCCGAAGGATGTTGCTTCAAAACTTGCGGAGTACAGGATTACTCGGCATCATGTTAGTCGTCGCCTCCTTCGCATGAATAAGCGGTTAGAAAAGGAGCTGGGGCAGCGTGTGGCTGAGAAGCGTGGTCATCATTGGGCGCTGACAAGTTTTGCGGTTGAGGTTTGGCAAGAAACAGAAAAGGAAATGGAAGAGGAGGTGAAAAATTGAAAGAATTAGGAAATATGAATCTAACTGAAAAACAAATTATTTATCCATCGCCAAGAAACCCAAGACTTAAGGGCTTAACAGTTAAAGAGGCAGGCATCAGAGTGTTGGCTGAAAGCATAAGAACCGTTGGGCAACTTCAACCTATTATCGTACGAAAATATGACGGTAAGTTTGAAACAGTTGATGGCGACAGAAGATGTATCGCAATTTTCAGGGTTCTGAAGCTCGGAACGATAAAGGCACTAGTGTATGAGATGGATGACTTGGAAGCGGGTAGGTTGCGTATCATCGCAAACATCCAAAAAGAAGACTTGTCAACTGCGGAGAAGGGAAAGTATTGCAGGGATCTTTTCGATCTTACCACCATTCAGGCAAATCTGAACCCGAAAGAAGCGTGGCAGAGTCGACTGGCTCGCTCGAAATATTTGGCTCAGATAGCAAGTGAAATTGGCGTAACTGTTGACTCAATACTTAATTGGATTAGGCTCTGGGAGGAGTATTCGCCTGAGGCGCAGGCAATGATCGCAAAAAATAAGGAAGACTTACGAGACGGCCTTGTACCAGCAACGCTTGCGATTCGAGTCGCGTCTATTGCCAGGAGACTGGACGCAGACCCAAACGCCACACTTAAACTGTTTACACAAAATCGCTGGAGTGCACACGAAGCGGAGATAATTAATCACAGAATAAAAGAGGAGAAAAGACTCACTCTTGATAAATTGCCCGAGATCGTGCGAGAGTTCAGGCAAAACTACATTTACAGGGCGGTTGACTTCGAGGCTGAATCCTATCGACTCTTCCTCAAGCAAGCTGAAGAAGATAAGATTCGCTTTGATGATTATCTGAGCTTTGCAGTTAAATTCGCCTTGACACATAAACTCGAGTTTCGCCAATTCGTCACTAATAGTATAGCACAGAAGCAACTGATGAGACAGTGATGTTAAGATTCACGTGTGGGCCATAATTGCTCGAGGGCTTCGCAATGGGATAAAAATTCGCTACCTTTAGGCGTTAACCTAACAGGTTCACCCCAAGATCCTTGAATTAGGAAGCCCGCATCGATAATCTGTTGCATAAGCTTCATGCTAACAGAGCAACGAGATGCTATTCGCGATTTTGCTCTGTTTTTTTCTTTAACTTCAGCCAGAACAGCAAAAACCATATTCCAAACGCCGCGTTGCATTTGCACTCAGGTTAATCAATAATTTTATTATATATTAGCATTTATGATTCTGAATAGTGATTAAGCGTTAAAATAGTTTATTTTGTCGAAAAACTCCTTTTAATACGTCTTAACGCGAGTTGTGTTTCATTTTGCCGCCTTAGAGTGGCACTACGGTGAAGTATTTTGGTTCATAGAAGAAGCGAAAAGAAATTATTATTGAGGAAGATTCGAGGGATAATATACTCGCTGAGTTATGACGATAGGCTCATCTGCGAAACAGTTAGCAAAGTCTCCCGCGTTGACGTTCTGGCGTTTCTCGATCAAGCTATTCAAATCAGTGATGTCCCTAACGTGGAGAAGGGTGAGGTTCTGGTTGACAGTCGGGGCCAAGGAAGTTTTCAGCGGTGAAAAAAGGTAGGTATAGGGGTAGGTGCTCAGTTACGGTTAATTTGAAGTCAACTGAGAGGGTAGGCCTATACCTAGGAAAAATTCGACGCATTGCGCGTGTGGATAGTCAAGGGATACGTGCTAAACTGCTGAATCAGCTTGACCAGCTCTTTAATTTGGCTTTTTCGATTGCGAAGGGTCAGGTTAAGCGTCTTCGAGATGATGAAGGGAAGGAGTATAGTGTTACTCCAGGGCAGCGGCAGAAGTGGGCACGGTTGGCAACGTACACGGCGCAGGTTATGCAGAATCTGAGTAAAGGGTTTGATGAAAAGGAATTTCAAACGGACCTGAAAAAGCTGGAGAGGATGGTTAATGAGATCAGACGCAAAAAAGCTGCAGAAAACAATAGAACAGTTGTATGAAGAAGCCGAAGAAAAGAACACTAAAAGTTCACTACCAATCCCTACAGACCCTGTGGAATTTGCTCGAGTACTTTTCAAGTTCAAACCCACTGAGTATCAAGCCAAACTGTTAAGCGATAAGAGCAAGCGGATCGTGATTCGCTGGAGCCGGCAAGCTGGCAAGACAACATGCATAGCCCTTAGGGCAATATGGTTTGCAATGGTTCACCCGAAAACGCTTACGCTGATCGTGGCACCAGGGCTCCGCCAAAGCATGATAGTATCCGACCGGATTGAAAATTTCCTTTCCTGTTTGCCGAAAGAGGATTCGGAACGCGGGTTTGACCAGAAACATCTTATTCAAAAGTTGCAGAGAACTTCAATCCGTTTTAAGAATGGTAGCCGTATCATCGCACTACCGAACAGTCCCCAGCTACTTCGTGGCTATACGGCTGATCAAGTTATAGCGGATGAAGCCAATTTCTTCAAGGATGACCAACTCATCTTTTATAGCGTGCTGTATCCGATGCTGTCGACCACGGATGGCACGCTGATTGCATCGTCGACACCTTGGAACAAGGATAGCGTGTTTTTCAAGATGTGGGAAAGCAAAGAGTTTAGCAAGCACATCGCGACATACGAAGATAGTGTGAAAGGGGGACTGCAAAAGCAGAGTTTTTTTGAGGAGCAACGTGAGGTACTTCCGTTTGAACGTTTTCAGCGGGAGTACATGGCGGAGTTTGTTGAAGATATTGATGCTTGGCTTACACAGAGCTTGATCGTCAGCTGTATTGACAGTCAACTGCAGCTTTATGATTTTCAGGATATGCCGAAGGGCGAGTTTTACGTTGGTGTCGACTTCGGAAAAGAGCGGGATTTTAGTGTTGTGCTGGTGCTTGAAAAGTCTGGTTCGACATTACGTGTAGTGCATGTTCACCGATTTCCCCTAAAAACAGAGTATGCAAGCGTAATCGGCTACATCAAGAGCCTTCAGGACCGTTGGCCATCAGTTCGAGCCGTGTACTCTGACATAACGGGTGTAGGCGGCTACATCGTTGAGGATATGATAAGAAGCGGGATCCAAGGCGTCACTGGCGTAACATTTACGGTGCAGTCGAAAGAGGAAATGGCCACGATTTTGAGGGAGAAGATGCGTGGCGCTGAAGTACGGATTCCGTATATTCCTGCTAACAGACTTGAAGACGTAGACTTGACTGCAGAATTGAATATCGAAAAATACAAGTTAATGAAGACAGGCCATATCCAATTTAGTCATCCTGAGGGCGGGCATGATGATGTGTTTTGGAGCGCTGCCCTGGCGGTTTATGCGAGTGTTCAGGCGCCGTTACCTGGTAAGGGCGCTGTTATGCTTCCACATTAACCTTGGTGAAATAAGATGGAAGAAGAGATTTTCGTTGCTAATTCAAAGGGCGATGTGAAAGCCTTGGGCATGAAAATAAATTGTGCTCCAGCGGATCTTCACATCTACGTTAACGGCGTGGACATTACAAAAAACGTGGTTCTTGAAGAAGTCCGCATTGTAATCGAGAGGGCGCCTGAAAGTAAAGGTGTTGTCTTAGCGGCTACAAAGTAGCTGGAAACTGAAAACTATGTCATGGAAAAGGGGGTGAATAATATGCCGTGGAAAAGCACTTTAAAAGACGGTTTCGAAGCTCAACGGCAAGTTCCGCCAGAAATTAGCAAGCGCCAGATTGAAGAGGAGATCCCGGTTAGCTGGAAACAGGATGGGATGCTTTGGGGCTACGTTACCAAATATATGCTTAAGGGCAGTGGTGCAGGCTTCGTAACTCCGCCCTATACAGCATTTGTGGTATCAGGATCCTGAGCTACAAGCTGAAATTGGGAGCGGATGTGGGGAGCCGTACCGATAGAGGACCTTCCCAAGTACAAGGATCTTTTTACGTTTACTCCATATATCTCCGCATGTATCAATGTTACGATTAATCTTGCGATTAGCAACGGTTTTGAGTTGGAAGGCGGAGATGAAGCTGTTAACGAGTGGTTGATTGATTGGCTTGATGAGCATAACATTTTGCAGACTCTGCGCATAATTGGAACGGATATGCTTGTTTTTGGGAATGGAGAGTTTGAGATCTGCCGAGAAGAGGGTATGCCGCCTGAAGAATGGTGGCTTAAGCCGCTGGATCCTGTGCATGTGCGGGTCCGCAGAGATGCTTATGGCAATGTGTTCGGTTACATTCAATTGTTGACTTTTCCCCCTGTAGTATTCACAGCTCAGGACATAGTTCATTTTCGGTGGGGCGCCAAAAGTTGGTGGTACGAATTTTCATATGGCACGAGTTTGCTGAGACCGTTGCTGAAGATTCAGGCGTTGATTGATCAGCTTGAAGATGACATGGCCATCATTGTTCACACTTATACTAAGCCCATGCTCGTAGTCAAAGCGGGAAGGCCTGAAATGCCCTTCAGCGATCCGCAGCTTCAAGCGCTTATGGAAGCTTTCCGTGATCGTCAGCCTGCGACTGACGTGTTCGTCCGTGGTGATGTTGCTGTTGATGTTGTGCCCAGCCTTACGAAGGATGTGAATGTTCAGTTTTGGCTTGATTATCTTTACAAGCAACGCGAAGCAGTTTTAGGCGTTCCAAAAATCTTTCTCGGACAAAGTGAAGGGACTAACCGGGCTACGGCTGAGATTGTGATGCAAGAGTATGTCACGCGCTTGCGAATGCTGCAGGAGCTCATCGGCGACACGCTTGAAACAATGCTGTTTAAGCAGCTCGTGGAAGCTAAGTTTGGAGAGGGCGTTGAAGTTCCAACTATTAAGTGGCGTCCGATCTGGGAGCCTACACTTGATGCTAAAGCTAAATTCATCGGTGATCTCGTGGAGAAAAACATTATTTTACGGAGCGAAGCTCGGCCACAGTTAGGCTATCCAGAGCAGCCTACTGATGAAGCGTTAGCAGCTGAAAAGATGCTCCCCGCACCGCAGCCGAAGGGACAAGTTGACAATGCAATCCAAAAAACTGTGAAGCATGTGCTTGAGAAGTCGCAAGTACCAGGAGAACAAGAGGAGCCCACGCAATGAGTTTTGCATGTAAGAAACTGTGCGGCCACAAACTTCGCAGGCCTCATTTCACCTGCCTTTTCTGCAGAATCAGACGGTTCTTCTATGGTAAAATGGATAAGACGCAATATCATTACAACAGCAAGATGCGCATAGTGATGCCGCAGGATTGTCAAACATACGTACTTTTCATCGATAATAAACGTTCTCACGCAAAAATAAAGGCGCAGATTCTGAAGCGTTTGCTTACAATTTGCGAGTGGCTGGCTAATTGATGGGAGTTGAAGAGTGATGCCTGGATTGGATGAAGGCGAAACGGTCTGGCGTTACCGGGTGCAGGATCCAGGTAAGTTTGAGAAGTTTCGGGTTAAAGAGTTAGGGAAAGGCGTCAAGATCACGCTTGGAAAAGTGAAGGGTTCGGACCGTTGGGAAATTCAGAATTATATTTTTGAAAAAGGGCGGTTTAAGACTCGTGAGCAGGTCCGTCAGTGGCTTGATACTCACTTGAAAGGAGAGATTCGAACTCTCCTTGATTTTAAGGCATGGGATGAGTGGCGCCGTAGATTCGTTAACGCTTATGTTGAGATTTCAAACGTTTCAGAGTGATCAAAAATGAGTTTTGTAGCGAAAGAATGGGATACGAGCTTCATAAATTCGTTGCCTGATTCAGCGTTTGCTCTCGTTGTTAAAGGTGAAAAACAAGAAGGCAAAACGGTTCCGAGAACAAACCGCAACCTACCACATCACGACTCAAGCGGAAAAGTTGACTTGCCACACTTGAGGAACGCTATGGCGCGTGTGACACACACAAACTTAAGCAAAGCCCAGCAGAAGGAAGCCCATGACCATCTTCTCCGACATTATAAGCAACTTGGTATGGAGCATCCAAAGTGCAGTGTTCCCGGTTGCCAAGGCTATGCGCCGAAGAAGAGTATGCTTGAAGATGCTGGAGCCTTTAGAAGTTATCAGGAAGCTTGGATGCGAGCAAACAGAAAACAAGGTATTGTTTTTTAGGTGAAAAGAATGCAACTTCGATATTTTGTTCCGTTCAAAGCCCAGGAAGGCGTTGACGCACAGTACGCGCTGAAAGAGAAACTGCTGAATATAGAAGGCACTGCAATCGATAGTTCCGTAAACGCTAACAAATGGCAGATTCCAGAGGAAGACCTTGATTTCTTCGTTCAAAGTCTCCAAGGCGCCCAGTTACGTGTTGACCATGCTGAAAGCGCATTGATGGTCGTGGGTAAACTTACAGAGGCTAAACGCGATGGCAACAGGGTTCTCTTCCGTGCTGAAGTTGGGGAAGAGAAACTTATCGAGAAAATCCTTCGCAATTATGTTAATCATGTCTCTGCTCAGGTTGACAGCGACGATGTAGAATGCAGCAAATGTAAGAAACCTACACGGAAAGAGGGCATGCTTATTCACCTTTGCCCCGGAGCTTATGAAATCGTCCATAAGCCCAAAGTACGAGAGCTCAGCATCGTAGCAAGTCCAGCGTATAAGGATACAGAATTTCAGCCTGTAGGCTTTTTCGCGGCAATGAACGAAGACCAGTGGAAGGCTATAGTGAAAAGACAGGATGAAACAAGCACGATAATTCAAACTCTTACAAATTCACAGTTATCGGAAGATAACAAAGATGTGGGTTCTAAGCCTGAAGGGCTGCAAGAACCTGAAAACAAAAAGAGTGAAGCAAAAAAGGAGGTGAAACCTTTGTCTGAACAAAATGCTCAGGCCAAGGCTTCTCCGCATCAAGCACAAGGCGTAGTCAACGTTGCTCCGGGAGAAACAGCGCCGAAACAAGTGGAATACCAAGACTTGATGAATCAGGTGCAACAACTGGAGAAGCAGATTAGGGAAGGTCCAAGCGCAAGCGACGCAGAACTGGACGCTTTAAAGAAAAAGGTGGCTGAATTAGAGAGTGAAATTGGAAAAAGAGCAACGAAACGAAGTCTAAGCAAGAAAGTAAGTGAACTGTCAAAGAAGCTGGCAGAGCCAGAAGAAGGCGAATCTGGTGAAGCTGAGGCAGGAGAATTTCCGCCAAAGGCTGAGGGAGCTGAAGCTGAAGCTCAGAAAAACGCTGGCAAAGCATCTGGCAAGGGCATCGTAGCTGTTGATGAGATACAGAAGGATGTACTGGGCAATTATGATTGGTTCAAGGATATTCTCAAAGCTCACAGGATGCTGCAAACTCAAGGCTTCAAAGGTTAGTGTTTTGAATGAGTGCACCTCAATTAGAAGGAACAACGCCGCTTGTCTCAGATCGTTACATTGTAACCCTTATCGCGGGCGAAGACATTAACATAGGCGATGTTCTCGAATACAGCGCAGATTGGACAGTTAAAAGGTCAACTGTCGTTGCGGGCACTAAGAAATTTGCAGGTATAGCTCTTACGAAGGCTCTAAGCGGCAAAAGCGTTAGTGTTGTGAAAAGAGGAATTTGCAGAGTAATCGCTTATGGCACTATAACTGCAGGAGATCAGGTCAAACCACAGAATGGCACACGATTTGTGACAGACAACACGACTCTGAACACCACGATCGTAGGTCAAGCAGCCCAAGGCGCCGCAAGCGGCGGCACCGCATACATTGACCTCTGGTAAAAGGTGATTTTACATGGCTATGGTTCGTGATGCTTTTACATGGGTCGACACAGGCGCTATAGCGTATCCGGCGTTGCATAAGCACATCATCGAGTTAACGATGCCGGCTCTGGTCGTGAAACGGTTATTGCCAGAGTTTCCGCTTGTTGCAGGTCGAACAGCCACATTTCCGAAAGAACAAGGTTCAAGAAGCATTGGCATCAGTGAAATCAGCGAAGGAGCGGAAATTCCGATGGACTTTACGCCTTTAACAACTGTTACTGTGACGCCTTACAAGAAAGGGCTGCGAGAAAGGATTTCGCGTGAGGCAATCGAGGACTTGTATATTCCAGTGATTGAACAGCAGCTCCGGCGTCTCGCGAGACGTATGGCCTATCAGATCGACAAGGACTGCATGACAGTCATTGATCTCGGAGCTGGTAGTAGCAGTGCTGGCACGGGCAAAAGTCTTGGAGCCACAGGCACAGAGTTCACCATAACTGGCGGCATTGGTACGAAGGATCTGCTTTGGGCTGAAGCGAAAATTGCCAGCTACAACTTCATTGCTGATTCTTTGCTTTGTAACCCTGTCAACGCGCGTGATCTGAAATATTTACCACAATTTTCTCTATACGCTCAGTACGGGGAACCCGTGATTCAATCTGGAGCTATAGGGACGGTCTACGGATTGCAATTCTTTGTTAGCAACGTTGTGCCTGCAGGTACCGCTTACGTGCTTAGCACGGGACAAAATCTAAGCGCATCCTATGCTCCTTTAGGCTTTTTCGTCATAAAGCGACCTCTGCTTACTGATATTGACATTAAAAAAGAGTTTGATGCAGTCGATATAGTGCTTACGACAAGGTTCTCGCCGGTTATTACATGCGGAGAGGCAATCAGCAAGATTACGGGTTTGGCGACAACTTAGAATTAGTTTCAACTTTTCGACTCATTTCCCCATTTTCTTAGTTTCCATGTCTTGTTTCAATCCTCAATCACACAGCGGGTTGAGGGAAACAGAGTCGTGGCAAAAATAAAAGCCTCATGGAGGTGAATAAAGAAAAATGTTGCAATTCAACTTGACGAAAGGCCTACTCTACGGCATAACTCTTGGCTTACTCTTCGGCGTTGCCATATTCGTTCTGGCTTCAAATGCTTATGGTCTGGGTTTCATTCCTGCTGCACTGACGCCAACAGTGTTAGCGGGGCTTGTTTTCGGCAACGGCATCCTAACAGGCATTAGTTGGGAATATGGCAAGTGGCTCAAAGATTCGCATAATGGCAGTTTAATCTTCTGTGTTACAAATGGGTTCTTGATGGGAGTAACTTTTGGAATTTATTTTGGCATAGGAATCTTTGTTGTTGCTGGAATTGCTGCTGGTTTAGGCTGGTTGACTTTAACAGCTACAGAGTTGGCGGGTATCGCATTCGGCGCTTCTATTCTGATGTTCGTAACAAACGAGTATGCCGACTGGCTGGATCGTCAAAAAGTGCAGACTTCAGCAACTGGCCCGCCTCCAACGCCATAGTTAGAAGCCTACGTATAAACCATAAAAAACTCCCCCTTTTTAGTCGCATAAATTTTTCTCATGGGAGAAAAGTAGGTAGATGATTTGACGGTACAATACGCTACGGTAAGTGATATTCAGGCTCAGCTAAACGCTACGTTTGACTCTGCAGCCTTAACCTACACGGTTTTCGGCTTACCCGTTTCTCAAGCCGCTTTCCAAGCCCATGTGGATTATGCAAATTTGTATGTTAACTCGATTGTGGGCCAGGATCTTCTCGCGACGGACTCGCGTTACAATTGGGCTAAGATGACTGCTTTCAATCTGGCTTCACTTCGTATTCTTGTGGCTGCAAGCGGAGGCATGCTCCTCGGGGCTTTCGATTACCGCCTCGGAGACCTTTATATTACAAAAGCTTCTATTGGAAGACTTGCGTTTGAAGGAGCAGTTCAAGGCTTCCGCAACGACTTGCTCAGAGTCTTAGTGAATTTTGCTATGCCCGTGAAGGCTGCTGAGGCAACGGCTGCCGGAGAAGTCCCAAAATACAAAGGCGGGTTGATTAATCCATGAGCAAAGTCTTGGGGAAGGGTAATTATATCGTGGCTAAAGTTAACAATGTTAAAATGGTTTTGACAAGCGCCGAGTTGAAGCAGCTTATGGATAATGGCTATGACGTTGAAGTTGTAGGATAGGACATCATCATAAAAACCCGAAACCATTCAGACGGTTTTGCGGTGAAATGTCCTTTCTCCTTTACAGCAAACTTGTTGGTTGGGAGCTTTCTGAGAGGCGGGAATTTGTTTGATGATTGAGAAGCTTAAGAGACTCAGCAAGCTTGTGTGCGAAAAGTGTTCTGTAGTCGATTATTCTGTTTGCGCTAATTGCGAGATTAAAAAGTTGATAGATGAGCTGATGGCAAAGTGAATGTTCCACAAAGCTATTACGATTTCATAATGCATTACGCTCCATACTTTTACGTTATTCCAACGAATATGACTCAAAATGCGTCTGCTGGACAAAAAGACGTCACTGTTGCGGACGGTTCCAAGTTTCAAGCTGGATTTCCCGTCGAAATAAAGGATGATGCCCACAGCGAATGGAACACAGTGGCTTCTATTGCTGGTAACGTTCTAACCATGCAAAATAATCTGGCTTACACTTATTACGTTGCCAAAAACGGTAAGGTTGAAGGCCCAGATCCATCCTTTGGAAGAGGAGCTTTTCCAGCAGCCTTCGCAATCGATTTTCTTTACGAAGCATATTCAGCCTCTCAGTTCTCGAGCAAACAAGCAGAGATCCTGGCTAAGATTGTGGCCCTTGCGGACTTCATTTTAACGCAGCAGTGCACGGATAATTTGAAGAAGGCTTATGGCGGATTCAAAAATGCTGAAGCTGGAACGCAATATTGGAGCATTGATGCTGGTCGATGTATTCCGCCTCTTTTGAAGGCCTATGCACTAACAGGCACAGTCAGCTATCTCAACGCTGCTAAACTTGCTGGCTACACTTTCCTCTACAACATGCAACATGAACCTGAGATTTTAGGCGTCCATGACAAGTATTATGGTGGTTTCGCTCGATATGTCACTATAGATGATGCTTGGAGTCAGCCAATGAATGTTGAGGATCTCTACGATTTTATCGGTTTGAAAATGCTTGCTGAAACTTATGATACAGGTAACAAAACACGCTATGAAACAATGATAAATGATGCTGCTGACTTTTTGTGTTTCGGCTTTGAAAATTTGTATTTATGGTTTGACCCTAAGCCCTCTGGCGATGGTAAATGGCACCGTGTAGGCACAAATGAGACTCAAGTTTACGATGACCCAATAAGCTTCGCATTGCTTGGGCTCTATACTTACGAGGGCTGGAGTGTAACATGCCAGAGAGTCTATAATTTCATTGAGACAATTCGAGCTTCTGCACAGTACCCAGCTTATAACCCAGCGATTTGTTGGCCAGGCTACATTGATGTAGTAACTCGTTTTCCCGCATGCGCTTATTACGATGCTCTCACAACGGGCATTCTTGGAAAGATACGGGCTGCACACGATAAACCTGCTTACGCTCTGAGCATGCAGATCCTCAGTTCGTACTATTCTCAATTCATGAATTGGGGTCCACAATTTACGGATTATTCACCGATAACTCCACAGAAAGCTATGGCGAATGTAACTTGGCTTGCACAGTTTTTCTTGACTTATCAGGACCCTTCAACAGAGATAACGCACATTCTAAGCGTCAACGGCGAAAGTCTGCTTCTGTACCCTATTCAGCAGGCGGCTGATCAAGTGACGTGGGGATCGCCGCTTGATCTATTGGGCTTGGTGACTTTGGGTGCAGTGGGCGAGATTGTCTTGGAGCCTGGCTACATTACTGAGGATCATATTACTGTTTACAGCTTTTTGCCGGTGCGTGTGCATGACAAGATAAGGCGTGGAGGCGTTGACTATGAAGTTATTACAGTGTCGGTTTCTGACTTGAACGGTGATCCTCAAGTTTACAAGAGCGTCTGCAGGAAGTTGATCAGTCAATGAGCGCGTACGAGGACCCTGTAACAACCGTAATCAGGCTTCTTAGCAAGAAAATCCAAGTGATTAAAAATGACAATTCAGTCGCAACTGTTTACGTAAGCAAAGAGTGGTATGACCGTGAGCTTTTCAAGAATTATGATGCGCAGATAAGCGTGGGTTTAGCTCAGAGTCAGGATGAGATGCTTGAGGTCTCTGGTAGAATACGGAGACGTATAGGGAGACTTCGTGTTAATATTTGGGCTACTGATAGACCTCAGACGTCTGACCCGGGCAGAACAATGCGGCAGAAGATCGTTGAAGAAGTTAACCGTGTTGTTAGGCAAAACATGAAGACTCCAAATCAAGCATTTTATGACTTCTCCGGCTTAGGCTACCCTTCGGGTGATCCGCATAAAGCGTTCTCAGGCGCTGGAGCGAGTGAGTTAGTGCCGAGTGATGCTGGCTGGGTTGAGCTTTCTAATTTAGACTATCAGAAAATTTGGCATCCAGATAGCATTGACTACAGCAAGAGCAAATCGGTGAACCTTCAGTATAGTATGATGCTTTTCCGTTTCAAACTCGATATGGATGCGTCAAAAGTTCAGCAGATTGTCTTGAGTTTTCTTGGCTACGGAACTGCTCCTGGAGGCAACGGTAGCACTATTAAGGTTTGGAATCCAGGTGCTTCAGCTTGGCAAAATGCTGCAAGCGGGTCCGCCGGGGTTAATGAAACCGTAACTATAACGTTGACTTCAAACTTGTCGAATTATATCGATTCTAACGGGTATGTTTGGCTTCTCGCAAGAACAACAAACCCGAGTAACGGCACAACTGCAGCCGTTATAAACTGCGATTATGTCAGTTGCACAGTTACAGTTAATGGCATCACCTACCTAAATATTGAGAGTTATCGTGACGTTGACAGGGTTGATGTTAAGCCTTTCATCTTCAGGACGGAGTTTATCCTGAAATCATGGTCCTTTGAGGACATTGGAGGAGTATTCTAAAAAGGTGAATTTGAATGAGTGTTGAAACATACGGTGCACAAGAATGCCGCGTCTATTTCGTGCAAGAATCAGTGTATGGACAGATACCAACGAATCCTACGATGCTTGGCATAAACACTGAAGGCCCAGATCCGAAAATAAACCCCAGCCTAATCGAAGTCATGGGCGTAGGCAGTAAAGACCTTCAAGCTCTATACGTTGGCATGCGAAAAGTCAACCTGAAAATTCCTTACCTGCCAGGTCAAATAGCGCCCACCAGCTTAATTCAGCATGTGCAAACGTTGAGTAGCTTGAGCGTTCTGGTGGCTTACTACAAAGGATTGTGGACAAGTCCCTCAAACATCATTGCTTTTCTCCACACGGGCTGCAAAATCGACAAGCTAACCGTTGAAAGCAAAGTTGATGATATTGTTAAAGCGGATGTTGAGCTGATTGGCCAAAACGTAGCCAGAAGCACAAGCCTGCCATCTGGTGCGACTTTCGGCGATTATCCTGGGGGAATCCCGTTTTATCTCGCAAAAGTGCAGAAAGGAGCTGCTGGAGGCGGAAGCTTAACAGATCTTACTGATGTCACGGACTGGAAGTTTGAGATTCAAAACAACCTTAAAGAGGTGCCAATCATCCAAAGTCTTCCAAGCGGTGCAACAGCGACTCTTCTAAAATACCTTCGTGAACGCAACAGAAAACTTTCTGGAGAGCTTACGTTAGAGTTTGAAAGCGACTGGGCTCTGGCAGACGTTTTAAACGATACTCAATTTAGCTTGAACTTCCAACTTGGCAGCGGGCATGCGGCTTTGTTCACGTATTGCAAGTGGGAAGAGTTCAATCCAACGACAAAAATCAAGGATCTCGTAAGCGTTAAACTCAAGTTTCTCGCACAAAATGTAGCCATAACATAGGAAGCGGGCGAAAATGGAAACAGAAACTGTTGAAGTTGACGAGCGGTATGGTAAAGAATACGCTGGAAAGTATGTCTTTCGAGAAATAACTCGAATTAAAAGGCTTCGCATAATCAAAAAGTACACGAAATATAATCCGCAAACTGGCGCTGTCATAGATTCAGACGTTGGCGCAATAGATGCAGAGATAACTTGGGCGAGCTTAAAGGAGCAGCCGGAGAATAAGCCGATTACTCTTGAAAAGCTTTTGAGTGAAGATGCTGAAATGGGCGTTCCCATAAAGCTAACCTCATTATTTGCCAAAACAGTTAACAAGCTTAACGGGCTGTCGCCTGAAGAAATAAAAAACTCTTGAGGGCGATGAGGCGGGGTACTCCGCATAAGTCCCTTACAGAGTTTAGGTTATGCAAAGAGTTTGGTTGGACTATTCAAGAGCTTGATAAACAGCCAGCAAAGAAGATTGAGCAATTTCTTATCATCCTTGGTGAAATAGATAGGCAGACGCAGGAAGAAATTGACAGGGCTAAGAGAGAGTCGGGGCGCCGTTAGAGAATGAGTATCCAGTTTCGTGTTGAGCTTAGCGGGGTTGAAGATTTTGCTGCTAAAATGCGTGCGTTAGATGAAGCCATGCAGAACTGTGTCCAAGACGCTTTGAATCAGACTGGTCAAATGGTTGTGCGTCGTGCTCAAGAGTTGGCGCCGGTGCGGACTGGTCGCTTGATGGCGGGGATTTACGCTCAGATCATTTATAAGTGGGTTGTCAAAGTCGCGTGCATGGTGCCTTACGCTTTGTTTCAGGAGCTTGGCACAAGATACATTAGTCCCCGCTACTTTTTGACGCGGGCTTTGGCGGAGAATGCGAGTAACTTCATGTTTATTGTGTCTGCGGCTTTGGAGCGTGCTGCAGAGGAGGCGGGTGCAGAATGAGTACAATGGGTGAGATAGCGGTTACGATTCGAGCGGTGAATGAGGCTACGCCCGAGTTTGAAGCTGTCGCAAGTGATGCTGCGCGTATGGCTTCAGAGGTTGGCGCTCAGGCCGTAACTATTCATACAGAAAATTTGGCAAGCCCAGAGATCAACCGAGTTGCTGAAGACGCTGCAAGAGTTAAGGCAGAGGTTGAAGGTTCACCGATAACGATCAGTTTTGCACCAGTTGAGGTCCCATCTATCCCACCTGTTGATACTTCTCCAATTCAAGCAAGCTTCAATGAAGTTGGAGTAAGTGCAACAGTCATGGGCGATAACGTGCGGGCATCAGCTTCCAGCTTTGATGAAATGGGAGCGCATGCTGAAGCGACTATGGTAAGCTTGCGCACGGTTGCGGGTGGCATACGAAGCACGGCTATGATGGGCACGGAGCTAACAACGCTTGCTGCTGATTTCGGTCTTGTCGACAAGGAGACAAGTAAGTACCTGCGTACGATTATGTTGATGATCATGATTGTTTCCACTGCTGCTCGAATGTACAACTTTCTCACTGTTATGACAACTGGGCAAACTGCTGCTGTAGCCGTTGAAACTACCACCGAAACAGGAGCTACCGCAGCCGAGACTTCACATTCAATTGCTCATGGAATTTACGCTGCTGCTTGCAACATCGCAACGATGGCTGAAAACGCCCTTAACATATCTCACGCGACTTTTCTGGCTTTGACAGGTGTTGGGATCGGTGTGATTATTGCTGCTGCGGCTGCCGTCTCGATTTTTGCAAGTCAAATGAACGCTGCCACTGCAAGCGTAAAAGGGTACAATGCGGCTGCCTCGGAGACTCCTACGAAAATGGCGGGCATAACCAGAGCTGGCGAGCAAGCTATGTATCGTAGAGGTGTTGAGTAAATGAGCGTTAACATTCCAAAATGTGCCATTGTTTTTGGTAGTGTTACTCCGCCTCAAGGCGACGTGATAGATTTGCGTGCGCATCTGGGCTGCACTAAAGAGGTTAGCAGTTTTGAGTGTTTGCTTCAGAACTGGGATAAGAAGTATAGTCCAGGCGGGACTTTACCTATTAACGTGGGTATGGATGGAAGCATAAGCATCGGAAGAGGCACGAATGTTCCGCAGATAATTACTTGTCGTGTTGAAAAGGTTCAATGCGAATCTCCTACATCGACGGAACATTATCTTCGTGTTAGCGGAAGGTGTTGGGGAGAGAAGCTTTTCCGTAGAGTAGTCACGAAAAGTTATGATAACCAGAAAGGAGAGGCCATCGTTAAGGATTTGCTTGATTACTATGTTGGCTTAAGTCATGTTAGAGGTACCACGGAATTAGTGGAAAACACGGATACCACTTACACGCACTTGGAATATGAAAACACACCTGTCTGGGACATAATAAAATACATTGCAGAGGCATCTGATAAAAACGGTGTTATTGGCTTTGATTTTCGTGTGGCTCCTGATGGCAAGTTTGAGTTTTTCCCGAAGAACAGCAAGACAAGCCCTGTAAGCCTAACCGAGAAAGTTGAGGTTAGCGAATACCGCAAAGACATTCTGCGAATAAGAAATAGAATCAGAATTTACGGTTGTCAAGGAAAAAATTTTCCAGCAAACTTGGATTCTTGGAGTGAATCATTGGATGGTTGGACAGTAGTTTCAGGAACTCTCTCATTAGAATCTGGAAGACAACGGAAGGGAAGTTACAACCTTCGTGTTGATGCGGCTGCAAGCGTAGAAGGAAATATTTACCGAACGTTCGACGCTCTATGTAAGCCTCAAACTTTTGTTGTGTGGGCTTGGATGCCGGGGAATTTGGGAGGAGGCTATGGTTATATTAGATTGAGGGCTCCTGACAGCTCAAACTATTTCCAAGCAAACATAAAATCGATTCTTGAAAGTAACTGCATTCTGCAATGGGGTTTCATCTCATTGGCTTTGGGATCCAACCAAATGTATGATGCAAATCATAACCCTAACGGAATCTGGACAAAGGTTGGAAATCCTCAATGGAGTCAAATAAGCGGTCTTCAACTTATAATATGCACTATTGGCGCTGCATCATACTATATGTATGATGGCGACTTCGGTTTTCTAAACTGCTCTTATACTGGAACATCTGAAGATACTGGAAGCCAAAATGCCTATGGCTTACGTGAACTCACGGAGACTGATGAGGAGCTTGCAAGCGACAACGAATGTGAATTAAGAGCTGAAGCTTTGCTTGATTACTTAAAAAACCCAGCAGAATCTCTCACCTTAACCAGCACGGTTATAGACTATGGCACCACACCCCCCCTCGCCGCAGATAAGATTCATGTCACATTGCCAAACGAGAATGTGGATTCTGACTTCCGCATCGAAACCGTTGAGTATCGCGTAGACGCAAAAACTCAGACGCTTGAAATAACTTTGGAGCTTGGCAAACTTCCGCCACTGCTCGCCGACTACCTGTACGGCATGCGCACAATGTCCATAACCATTGAGAAGCTTACACGGACAAAAGTTGGTAGAGGTGTTTTAGCGTGAGTCGATGGGCTGGCGAATCAATCCACGATGCCATTCTAAGCACGTTAACAAGTGCTCCAATAGGGAAAAAAATCACAAAGTTGATTGGCACACCGAACCCTGATGGGACAATTGCCACAATAAAAGCGTACCAAGATACAGAGTTGCTTTTCACGCTTACATTCACCTGGAACGCGGATGGAACATGGATTATTACTCGAACATAATCGGCTCGACACATTCGGCTTGCCAGATTGTGCGAGAAACCGAATTTAAAAATGGAGGAATAAGAAGAAATGAGTTTCGAAGAAAAAGGAAAAGCCCATTTAACGTGGAAGTTGGAAAAGTTCAAGGCTAAAGACAGCAAAGAAATTGAAGAGAAAAACATTAAGCCATACGAAACCATTGAGTCTAAACACCAATGCTTATTGCATGAAGGAATAACTAATCTTAGAAATCTAATTTGTGGCTTAGGAACTCCAACAGCTTGGAACAATGCCAACGCAAGAATAGGGGTTGGAAACGATGCAACGGCTCCTGTGGATACTCAAACAGGTTTGCTTGGAGCTTCAAAACTATACAAAGCAATGAACAGTGGTTATCCGCAACTGTCTGGAGACCATAATTCAGTTTGGCAATCTGACTTCGTTGATGGTGAAGCAGAGTTTGCGTGGCTTGAAGAAGCAATAGACAACGGTGCTGCGGCTGGTATTGACCTTTGTAGGCAAAACACAAGTTTAGGCACGAAACCGTCTGGGCAAACTTGGAGATTGACGGGCACCATAACGTGGAGCTGATTCAGGTGATAGTTCGTGGGAAAAACTATAACATTGAAAACATTGGAGTCTGGCGCTTCAATTTGTGCTGCCATAGATGACATACTTACTATGATGCAAACTGTTGCCAAGGAGAAAGCCATAGACATTAATGTAGCAACGGTTGAACAGAAAAGACAGGTTCTCAAAAGCATGGGTTATGAACCGTATTTTGAGATATTAAAGAAAGAGGTTGAGTTTCAATGGCTGTAGGCGATGTTGTGGCAGACATTCAAAGCATTGCAGCAGCTGCTTACTTGGACATTCAGCCAGCGTCTGGTGTTGAGTGGGTTATCCATAACATTTACCATGAGTCTGATGTTGAATTGCATCGCTACGACGGAACTAACGACCTAACCTTTGACACCGACACAGGAGTAGGCGTACATGCAAAATACGCTTTTCACTGCAACAACACTGACCGAATTAGAGTTAAAAACACGAATGCGGCAGCGAAACTTATCGGGTATTGCGGTGTGCAAACCAAATGACAAGGATAACGCCGCTTCTGACAAGCCGTAAAGTTTTAACTTTCACTTACCCAGACGTTCAGGAAACAACAATTACACCTGAAACTCTTCCGACCACCGAACCAACTGACCCTCAGATAAGTTATACAGTGGGGCAGTCAGATTTAGTTCAATTAAGCTTCAACGTTTTTCAAAGAATAGAGGTTGCTATTCTTAATGCAAGCGGCAAGGTTGTAACAGCCGCAA